GGCGAAGAGACCGACGAGGACGGCAACCCTAAAGGCAGCAGTGGCGACACCAACGAGGGACTGCAAGACGACGGCGAAGCCAAAGAACTCGCTGACAAAGATCAGACCATTGATCGTAAGGCTATCCAAGAGAAAGCTAACAAAGCTTTAGGCGGAGGCATCGACAAGAACGGCATCGGTGAATGGCTTCCCTTGAGACTCAAGGCCCTACCGCTCACCATTACCATCCCTGGAGCTATCGGGCGCAAACGAGTGGCATCCAACATGGGACGCAACCCTCGCCGGATGCATCGTATGCTCACCGACCCTGATCGTCGTGTGTTTGACAAGTTTGTCAAGTCCAGCGGCGGTGTCGTACTCATCGACTGCTCCGGCTCCATGTCACTGTCCAAGGATCAGGTGCGAGAGATGATGGAAGCTGCACCCGGATGCACAGTCATCGGATACTCCACAGGCTACGAAGGAGACAACGCCTTCATCCTCGCAGACAAGGGCAAGATGGCAGGCAAACTGCCTCGGTTCCGTGGAGGTAACGGCAACGACATGCCAGCAATCGAATACGCTGTGTCCCGACGCATCAACCGGAAGTCCCCAGTCATCTGGGTGACCGATGGGTTGGTCTACCGTCCACGAGGAGGCTCCTCCGTCTTTGACGAGACCGAGTGCGCTATCCTCGCACAGAAGAACAACGTTCACATGGAGTACTCCCCAAAGGATGCGATTACCTTCCTTCAGAGTCTCCAGCGTGGGCAGGCTTACAAGCCACAGGTTCTGCCACGATGGAAGGAGTACCTGCGGCAGCGCTGATGCCCACACAGACAGGAAGGGCCGGGGGAATCCTCTCTCCCCTCGGCCCTTCCGTCGTTCTGAACGGCTAACCCCGACGAAAACCGTTCAAACAATATGTTATCTTACAAATCTATTATCGGAAGGAGGAACAGTGGAAGAACAAAACTTATTCAATCTAAAAGATACCAATGGTGTACCTGCGGAGACTGTACAAGCAGTCTTCGACTTCTGGAAGAACACGTGCAACAGGACTGAAGGTACTAAACTAGACGAGGCACGGGAAAAGAAAATCGCCTCCGCTCTCAAGCTGTACGGTGAAGAGACATGCCGTCAAGCTATCATCGGATGTACGCTATCCGAATGGCACAACGGGCGGAACCCCCGCAACAAGAAGTACAACGACATAACTCTTATCTTTCGGAACGCCGACAAGGTGGAAACGTTCGTGGCACTATATCATCAGGAGAAAGACGGACAGAAAGAAATGGACGAATGGCTAAACATGTAGGAGAACCAAGATACCTAACCCTCTACAGATGGGTTAAGTACGTATACGAACAGATCATCGAATGGCTAATGCCTTCCGACTTCTGTCTAGTAGACGCAGAAAAGAACAAAGTAATTTTTCATGGACGATTCCACGAAGTCGAACATCGCATGGACCAACAGTACGGGCGACCACTCATGATCCTCAGAGACCACGAACTCCCCAAAGACTGCGATATCACCGAACTTCAGCAGTCACATACGCCAGCAGGACGGTACTAATGAACCCGCACGTTACACGAGCCGCAGAACTCGGCGTCACCGATGAACTTGCTAGCCTCTTCGCTGTACTCGCAGGGCCACGCATTACCACACGGCCCGATCATCTTGCTGCCCTCAATGTATGTGCGCAACACATCCGAGACAGTCGGCAACGCAGCCACAGCAGGCGGGGGTTCAGGAATGCCAATGGTGTCCCTAGCACACCCAGCTAACACATGAGCACAATACTGTGCCATCGCCATACCCTCCGCAGCAGCAGCCTCAGCCACAAGCTCCTTCACCCAAGCAGGCATACGCAAATGCAAACTGACATTCTCGTTAGGATCAGTCACTCCAAGTCCTCTAAGTACTCTACGCCCGCTTCCTTCATCGCCATCATCAACAACAACTCTGTCATCGAAATCCCATAACCATCAGCGATATCCATCAACAAATTCTTTAAACGAGGGTCAACCTTAAACGACATGCCCACGTTTTTACTTTCTACATCAGCACGCTTCGGTGGACGCCCCGGACCAGCCACATCAAATAAATCATTCATATTTATATAATACCCCAAACTACACTAAAAGGCCAATGGTGTCCCTACGTGCCCACATACACACCCCCGCCTGTGACTACCTTCACCCAACCCGCACTATACATACCCGACCAGTCCCGCTAGAATAGAGTTTGGCTAATAAGCTAAACCACACCCCAAGGAGGTGAACCAACACATGACAAAGAAAATCATTACCCGGCTCAAAGACCGTCGAAAAGCCCGCAAGAAGCTACTCTACATCAACGGCATCAGCGTCCCACGAGACCGCTCCCTATGGACCGACGACCTAGAACGAGAAATCGCAGCAGCACGAGCACGCTGGTAAACATCTAACAACACACCAATTAACACAGAGAGGGGACCCTAGCAGTAAAGTTGCTAAGGTCCCCTTTCTCATTCCCAACCATCAAGGTAAACCAGCCCCGCCCCACAGGCCCACACCGCTAAACCTGCGGGACTCGCCAACCCCAGCCCACTCAAGACCGGGACTAACCCACCCAAATACCCTCAATGGTGTCCCTACCGCAGCTTCGTACCACAATCCAAACAAATCTCAGACCAAGGATACACCTGCCGCCGCTCCAACGGATGCGTACACGTATAAATCTCACGCCACCGTGCATCAGCCATCTGCCTCAACCACTCAGACACAGAAGCCCCATCAGACTCAGCCGCCGCCTGCCACTGAGACCGCTGAGTTTCCCCAACACGAATCAACACCTGACGGTCACGAGGCTCATCATCCGCCAACGCCGGGGCTACATCACCCTCCAGCACAGCATCGACCGCACCAGCAACCTCAGCCTTCCGCACCTCATCCGCCAACAAAGTTTGTTTCAAATAATCACTAGACATCACTGTCCTCCTCAACAATCACAGCATCAACCACATCATCATCACGATCAACACTATCCAAAATATTATTAACAACACCAGAATCCAACACACCCGACGAAGACATCAACTCCAACAACGCCAAAGCCTCACCCTTAGCATCACCCGCAACCGACACCTCACCACCAACCCCAGCCAACGACGACGTAACCTCAACAGACGACGCCCCCTCCAAACCAGAAATCGCAACCTCAGACCGCTCAACATTCATACCCAACAACTTAGCACGCCTATCCATAATACCCAACACAGTACGCACAGCATTCTGATCCGGCTCCAACATCACCTCAGAACCATCATCCAACACCTCACGCCTAAACTGAGTCAAAGGCCACACAGACTTCTGCATCTCATCCAACCGCTCCAACTCCAAACGCAACACATCAGGATACGACAACCACGCCTCAGAATTCAACCGACCCAACTGACGCCTCGTAGCCGCCGCCACAGCCGAAGCCGACATATTAAACCGCTTCCCAATATCCTGATTCGACAACCCAGACTTACGCAACCCAAAAATACGGGCATCCCTCTCCGCCAAAAACTCCTTAGAAAGCTTATTAGAATCCATACAACTATACTACCACGTATCTACAACCACTATACAAACAAACACAAAACACACAAACAACTTGACACAATCCCCACCGGCCGGACACTCAACCCCGATTCAAATGCGACCAAACCTGAGCCAAAGTAAAACGCTCAACCCGAACCCCACGACGCTTAGCCTCAGAATCCAACTGCCGAGGAGTCAACCCAGCCCAAACCCCATGCTGATCCGAAGCCGGAAACGACAAAGCATACTCCAAACAATCCTTACGCACAGGACACTGCCTACACATACGACGAGCCTCCGAAATATACGACAAATCCTTATGCTCCTTAGGGAACATCTGATCCGTCTTACCCTTACACAAAGCGTCATCAGACCAGTGTTTAGCGGGTTCTGGGGGGTTTTGGTGGGGGTCAATGGGGGGTTGTGGGGTGTTTGGGGGTTGTATAGGTGTTCGGATGTTTTTGGTTATGCGTGTGAGTGGGTTTGTGTTGTTGTCCACAGTTAGGGTCCTTCTAGTATGGGTTTTGTTGTTTGGGTTTAATACTAGTAGGGTGTTATGGTTGTAGTTTACTGTAGAGGGTGGGTGGGTGTCAACTTGTGTATGAGTCTAAAGCTAATACTAGGGTTATGGCTATAATGGTGAAGGCTATGCCTATCATGTAGTCTTGGGGTAGCATTGGTTTGTCCTTTAGGGCTTTTTGTTGTGTGTTGCTTGGGGGTGTTTGTGATCGTGGTAGGATTTGCGGGGTTTCTATTTGGGGTGTTGTCCTGTTTGGGCGTGTTCGTGTAGTCGGGTGATTTGGGTGATTGTTTGGTGGATTGCGAGGGTGATGAGTCCTGCTGCGATGATTGGGGCGGCTATGAGCCATCCTAAATTTTTGGTCATTTGGGGTTCCTTCTTTTGTATGTTGATAGTAGTTTGTCGGTGAGTGTGGTTACTATTGCGGATAGTGACCAGAGTGCTGTTGCGGCTCCTGACAGGATGAGCCATACGATGCCTGCGAATAGAATGTTATCCATTTGTTAGAACCTTGCTGTCGAGTTTTTGACTTGTGATACGGTGAGTTCGTCGCCGTAGTTGTCGTGTATTGTGTGTATGTTGGACGGTATCCAGCCTCCTACCCATTTGCCTTTCTGTTTCCCTTTGGGGGGTAGGTACCATCCGATTTTGGTGTGGTCACTACAGTAGGGCTGTACACTTGATGTATAGTTGTTTTCTTTGTCTGTGAATTGGACGTGGTATTGTGCTGAATTGCCGCACCTGCTTACGGAGCAGTACTTGAGGCTGAGGTTACCTGATAGGGGCATAGTCAGTCATGTGTCCTGATAAGTCGTGTCCGGGGGGATACTAGTCGTTTCTGGTATTCTCCGGGCTGTTTGCATATCCAGCAGGGGGTTCCTTCTAGTTGTTCCCAGTAGACTTCGCAGTCGGGACAGTACATTGGGGGGAGCCATAGGGGGTCCATTTTATCTCATGTTTCTGTCAGGTAGAGGTCTGTGGTCTTTACGTCGTAGAACAGTTCACCCTTTTGTACGTATTTGTTGGATACTTCGACTAGCGGGGCGTTGAGCACGGTTTCTGCTTTGCACACAAACATTTGGGTGTGTTTCTCGTTGACGGAGAAGAACAGGGTAGGTAGATCGTTGTCTAACAGTTTCTTCTTACGTTCAGGCACATGCAGGCTTTTGAACGGGAAAACTGTAGCTTTCCAGTTCGTCCGTACTTCTACTTCACCGTAACCTACGAGTCTATCGTATTTGTAGAACAGTAAGTCTACCCCGTATTCGTCAGGGTTATCTTTAGCGATAAGCCCATCTTTGTGTGCGCTCACATAGTTCTTCACGGTTTCCCGGCCTTGTACGTCGTGCCGGTTATGTAGGTCACGGTCAAAGTCCTTATAAATAGGCATTGTCTACCTCAACTTCTTCCTCAAGTTCTTCTGTCATTCCGGGTCGCCATATGATACGATTTGCCTCTTTGCCTCCTTCTAGGAAGAAGTGAGTCGTGGTAATCGTGGGGGAAACGCCGATCATTGCATAGGTGCCCTCGTAGGCCGCAATACGGTTACCTTCCAACTGGCCTAGTAAACCTAAGTTGTGGTTTTCTTTGATAACACGTTGGTCAATGTTGTCAAAAATCTTCACGTAGGTCTTGTCGGTGTCAACGTACCAGTGCTCTGTTCCTGCGGTAAACTCGCAAATCATAGGTCATTCGTCTTCTAAAGCGTTTGCCATATTCAACAGGTCTAACAATCCGTCACGCATATCGGCAGCGGGGACGTTGTTATGCCCGGATACGTCAATAAGCATGGATTCAATCTGTTGGATCATAGTCTCTACTTGGGACTTGGAAATATCGGTTTCGGTCATTTGGAAGTGCTCCCTTTTGATCGACGGCGGGGTAATGTAACTGCGGGCGACGATAACGCCGTCACGCTTTCGTAGTCTTCTTCAGTGATGGGTGTGTATTCGTCAAGATCAAATGTATATCCATCAAAGGCTGACTTCTTATAGAAGAGTAGCCTCAACCACTTAATCAATGTCTGCATGTATATCATCTTCATCCTCTCTCCAAAAGTCACCGTGAAAGAAGTAGTGATTCCAGCCACTAGGCTTATCAGGCTTAGTGTACACCCAGTCAGGCTCACTAGCATAATCATACGGAGTATTAGGGTCAGCGTTGCTCATGCCGCTATTGTACCACACTCACCTGTGTAGGTCAATACTACACTTGTGTCCCGTGGGAAGGAATCGAACCTCCCTAGCCAACGGCAGCAGGTTTACAGCCTGCCTCTACTCCCAGGTAGTTCCACGGGTATGGCGGAGCGAGTGGGATTTGAACCCACGGAGGCTTTCACCTCGCTTGTTTTCAAGACAAGTACATTCGGCCGCTCTGTCACCGCTCCGATGCTAATGATAGCACACTTTATCGTGTGCGGTCAAGTCACAGATTGCGATACAAGCAACTATAGTTTCCACCTGTGGCCCACGGGCCGTTACCACAGACTTTACGCAAAGTAATAGCCGCATTAGCCCACTCAGAACTCAGAGTGTTTTGACGGGTACGCAGGCCGTGGAGAGCCATCAGCCAGCCGCCGTCACCGAAATAGCGTCCCCCGAAGTAACCTGCTCGGTTATGCACTGGGTTAAGTTGCACAACACCCGTGTCTCCAGAACTTTCATTTAAAGTATCTGTACCGCAACGAGTCTCCCTGTAGGCAATTCCACCGTCCACAAAAAATGCGGCAGAGTTTCCACTCGGATCGTAATAGTTAAACACTCGTCTGACTGACTCACAGTCGCCAGGAATGATCGAAGGGGGTCCAGAGGGGGCAGGAATCCTCTCAGCGGGCGCAGGCTGTTCAGGAGCCGTCTCAGGGGCCTGTGTGGCCGGAGGAGCCGTTACGGGCGGCTGTGTGGCCGGAGGAGCCGTCTCAGGGGGCGGTGTAACACGAGGAGGCGGGGGATTGACCCTGACCGCCGTCTCAGTAACCGTAGCCGGTCGATTGAGAATCCCTTCGTGCCACGGGTACGGTTCCGCTTCCACAGCAGCCGATCCCATAAACAGGGCGAGCACAAAAACACCTAGAAAAACCTTCATTGTTAACACCTCGTCGTCCGTATCTGGTTGATTAAAGAACTAACTTAGAATATTATACCATTTTTGTGGTGTTGTGGTAGCCAGTTGGGGTGCGACCCCTTACACCTCTAGAGGACTGGTAACTCCCCAGCCGTTGTATTTGTACGAATACAACAGATACATGCTAAGCCGTACAGCCTTCAGAGAAAAGACTGGCAAAGTCTTACGCTGTGAAATGCCATTCACACGCCTCAACGCCACCTCCCCACCCTAGAGTGGGGAACGCTCTGAGCTTAAGTTCTATTTAAACGTCGCTCAGACGACGGAAGGATCAGCGAACGGACGAGACCACCTCGCCCCACGCCATACCCTTGTTCGCACGAGTGTTCGCCTCACGAACCCAAGCGGTAGCCGCAGGATTCAAGAAACGGTCGTACTTCCGGCTACCCTGAAGAGACTTGATCTCACGGGGTGAAAGACCGGCAGTGTGAAGAGTGTTGCCAATCAGGCCACGAGGATGACGATAAGTCACCATCTTCGATGAACGATTCCGGGAAGACGGGGAACGATCCGCCACCTCGGTTGCTGCCTGAATAATTGCCTTCTTAGTAATCAACTTGATCTCCTTTTGTTTGTCGTTGTTGATACTGGCTAGTATAGTAGCCTCGGCGCAGTCTGTCAAGACCAAACTTTTTAAATCAACACCTTACTTAACTTCAGGTGATCCAAAAACTTGTCGCAGCTTTCCCTCGGCATCCTCGCCACGCTCTTTTTTCTTAACCTCAGCAGGAGCCACTACCTCTTTAGACAAGCAGTCAGCCGGGGGGCGGTCTCCCATCATCTCAGGCGGCAGATCATCCCACAGGTCAGGCATCAGGCGTCCTTTGTCTCCACCCAGATGTACGCACCCAGTTCTTTCTCTAACATCCCAAGCGGCCTCCCGCCTACCAAGCTGTACTCTGCTTTACCGTCCACAAAGACCATCAAAGTAGGGATGCTGGTAATGTCGAACCGCTCCATGAGCAACGGTGCTTTCTCCGCTTCAACTTTAATGACCTGAATCTCATCTGCATACTTTGCGGCAAACTCATCCAGAACAGGTGCCATAGCCTTACACGGTCCACACCATTCAGCCCAGAAATCTACAAGCACCGGCTTTGCCGACGTGGATACCATGTGCTCAAACTGCTTCTCGTCTACTGGAACGGCAAATCCTTCTGCCACCACAACACGCTTTACTGATTCTTCGTCTCGTTTCATGGTACTACTCTACCACAAATTGTGTAGGCAAGCAATTGCACCAACCCACATATTTGACTAAAATATAGACATGTACGTCCAAGATAACTTCCTCACCGACCCAGACTTGATTCAAGCCATCAAAGAAGATGAGAGCTTCTTCCCTCCCCTCATGGACACCTTTGAGGACCGCAATAATATTGGGGACTCTCACGGCATGATGTACCACACCGAAGCGTCATCGTGTTTTGCGCCGTACATGTTTTGGGACGGCTGGTGGAACTCTCCTGCCGACACTCTAAAGAAGCAAGTAATTCAGGCTATCTGGGAAAACCCTGCGATAAGAAACTTTAGTTTAGACGACGTTATTGGATTTGAGTACTGGACAAGATCATGTGTACCCCCGCAGTACCTCGCACACCACGTCGATGAAGACACATTTCTTTACGCAAAGTATAAAAGATTCAACGCTCCGATTGCGGGAAGTGTGTGGTACGGATTCACTGAAGCGCCTGAAGGCGGAATGTTAGAAGTTCATAAAGCCAGCATTGAGGGCTTCCCTGACAATATCTTAGAGCAAGAATCAGTAGAAGCGTACCTGTCTCCTAAGGATGATCGAGAACGTATTGCATATGTGCCTAACAGAGTAGTATCGTTTGATGTAGGCAGGAGAATGCACGAAACTACACCGGTCCTATCAGGAATTCGTCAGGTGCTAGTTGTTAACGTGTGGCATAAGGATCGTCCACCGTTTGCGTTAGAGGCAGGGGAATTTTTCTATGAGAGTAAATGAACTTGATTACGGTGTTATCTACATTGAAGATGCGCTACCTAACGCTGCCGAGTTTATGCGTGTAATTGAAGAACACGACACTAACGCCGATTTGTATCCAGTTATCCCAGCGTGGGAAGAATGGTACGACGGCGGTCCAGTACGCACCGAAGACGGCTGGAAACAGATTGTAGAGCATACCCATGAAAGCCACAGAGGGCGAGCAAAGCATTTCGACTGGGACCTAAACGAAAATCAACACTGGCCCCGGAAACAAACAACTCCAGATTTTAGTAAAGCGCACAACCTAGCTGACAAGATAATCAACTTAATTGAACCAGACTACATTAAAGCTCTGGATGTTTGGGCAGGGATAACCGGCAACACGATGCCCGCCTATATTACACGCAACTACTGCTTACGAGAGTACAGAACTGGTGGCGCTATGGGCGCACACATTGACAAAAACATTGAAAATCCTATAAACACAATGGATTGGACTGCATTGCTTTACTTAAACGATGATTACGAAGGGGGCGACCTTTCCTTCCATGCCCGTTCACCGGAAGAATTAGACGCACTAGGCACGGACTACAATAAACACGCTGATTTTTTTCTGTCCCCTAAAGCCGGAAGTATCGTGATGTTACCGTGTACCGTAACGCACGCCGTTTCAGAAATAACAGCAGGTAATAAAGCCTATCTCTTTCTGTTTATGCACACCAAGACCAACATAACCAGCGGATTAGGTGAGCCATACTATCCCATAAACGACGCTATCGAAAGGCACCAAAAAGAAATGAACCACGGCAATGTCTGAGCACTTAGGAATGGGAATCGTCAGGATTGCAGACGCAGTATCCATTGATTCAAACATCTTCCCTACCATTGAGGCCCTAAGAGCCGAAGCCTTAGCGAAACACTACACATACATTTATGACGACGCCGGTAATGTGCTACACGCCACCAACTTAAGTGGACACCGCTTCACACCAGAAGAAATTGAAGCAAACTGTGTCAGGATAAATAACTTTAATGACCTTCAACACGAGTGGGAACAAAGCTATTTTAAAACCATAGAAACAGAAGTCTACAACGCACTGTTACAGTACGCCACAGAGTTTCCTATGATTGTTCCCTGCCTCTGGTGGAAAACAAAAGGACACGTACTTTCGTACAAGGCGGGATCGGCACTTGGACTACACGCTGACAATGACATCAACTACCAGCCCCACTACGAGCCAGACTTTCAACTAGGCGTCAAACACGTTTTGGCTGCGATTGCATACTTGAACGACGACTATGAAGGAGGCGACATTGTTTTCCCCTACGCCAACGTGACGTACTCGCCTAAGGCCGGAGACGTACTCCTGTTTCCCGCAAACTTTGTTTGTGCTCACGAAGTCAACCCAATTACCGCAGGCAACCGCTATGCGTACTTATCATACTTTGGACAAGGTTCATCTGCCCCGGAATATGGAGTCAACATAGTAGAGGACAGCAGTAACATTTACAGCGGTCAAGTCTGGATGCACGACTTTTTTGTAGACTACGAAGAATATGTTACAAATCATGAACTCAGTGGAGACTTACTTCTCCCTGTGCTAAGATCGTTCAACTCAAAAGGTACCCGAAAGGAACTTAGTAATGGATAAAAAATCACTAGTCAATATCCCCTTCTTCCAAGGACATCTTGATGACATCGACAACGAGTTAATCTCCCATCAAATCACACAGTACGGTGAACCCTGTGGCGATGAAGAGGAGCCGTGGGACGACCAAGACATTCTGTTACCCGACACCCCGGAGATAAACGAGCTACTAACTCGCATGACTCGTCTAGTTCAGTATGGCGCAGAAAACAATGACTTAATTCTGAAGAACCAGTGGGCACTAAACTTACAGCACGGGAAGAGTGTCGGACCTCACTCTCACCACGCCAACTTTCACATTCACCCCGAAGACTACTGGTCGGCAGTCTACTACCCTATAGCCGATGAGAAATCTGCCAAACTCATCCTATCAGCCACTTGGTGTAACACAGTACACAGAAACACACACGTACAGCCGCAATCGGGAATGTACGTTATTTTTCCGTCCTACGTCCTACACTGGACAGAACGCCAACAGTCACCGGAGACACGTCTTGTAATTGGCGCAAACTTTGATCCCGCAGAACCAAACATGAACGCAAATGTAGACTTCTCAATCTACGAACGGCGTCCTTCTGTTGACCCCGCCTGACTGTCAGCAATCAGATTGGGCATCCAAATCCTAGCGCCTTCTTGCCCGACAATCTCGTTGTTCGGGGTATCCACACCATAGCAGGCCATGCTTAAAAAGGCAACTCGTCTCCCTGACTCTACAGGATACACTTCATGCCTTCCGACATAACTGGAGGGGTAAATAGCGACCGACCCAGCTTCCGGCGTAAACGCATAATCTGCATGAGGGAAGTTAATTTCTCCGCCAGTATAATCCGTCCCACAGTTGTTTAGATAAAGATTAATGCTGGTACTGTTGTGCATCGAAACCTGATTAGGTGGAGATTCACCCCATTCAAACGGTACCTGATCGTCACAGTGGGGACCAATGTGCTGCCCTGCGTCGTACACCGCCACATGCCCCTTCGGTCGCCACCAAGCCGTTGTAGCCGCATCCGGGAAGATCGTGCAGTACTCTACAAGTGCCCGATACAGTGCATCCTCACACGAGTCCACAAAGTCTAAGTACTCCTGAGGAACTTCAGTTGCACGGCTAGCCCCACGAGTTTCCAAGAAGCGCTGTGGGGCCATCCCGATATCCTCAAGGCTAAACTTGAACCCTGTCTGATTAACGGCATGATCTTTCTCAAACTTAAAAGTCTGCTCCGACTCACCCGTAAGCCAACCACAATACTTCGCAAAAAAGTCAGGATCAACTTCCAATACGTTGCGGCAAATCACAACGCCCATACCAACATGCTCTGCTTGAATCATTACCCCTCCGAGTTTAACAAAGTAGTTCTGTATTGCTCTGAGCGCTCGTCATAGCCACGCTCTTCTAAAAAGGCCCGGTAATCTTCACGCAACGTGGGCATCCACACATTCGTACTGGATTCAGCCCCTTCAGGATTTACCAAAGGATCAATAACGTCTTCCCGGACAGCGGAATTAGGGGTACCCTGAGAGTACCAACCCAAATACGACATCCTACGCCCCTTCCCCACCGGGCAAACTTCGTGAGCCGCCACATAGTTAGAAGGGAAGAATATAATCGTGCCCGCCTCAGGGACAATAGGGTCGATATTTAAATAGTTGAAATTGTGGGCACCTTCTGTAAAGTTTCTAGCGTTCAACTCTGACTCAGGCACAGAAGAGTTTAGATATGTCACATTAGACACAACATTACGTAAAGCTAACTCCTGCGATGTCCGGTGAACTCCGTACACATACTCAGCACTGATATCTGAGTGTGATCCTAGATAAACACCGTCACCATAGGACACCACATGCCCCTTCACCTTCCACCAAACGCAATTGTACGCCAAAGGGTAACAAGTAAAATACTTAAGTAAACAAGCGTCTTTAGCATCTTCCAGCGCACGTAGCAAGTGTCTTACATCTTCTCGTGGGTTTAGGTGAAGAGAAGAACCACGGCGGGGCATAGACTCGTATGTGTCTAACCCAAACAGATATCCACTTTTGTTCTCGTAAGCAATCTCGCCCGTTTCAGGGTTGGTGACCTCTGTGTACATTCCGGCATACTCTTCGTCAACAAGCAGAGAAACCTCATCATAAAGTTTCTCCCACTCGCACGAAACGGCATTGCGGAAAACAACTACACCGCCGCCTAAATCTTCTGGCTCGGGATCATTGTACGAAACAAACATACACGTAGTCTACTGAAACAGAGAAGCACTGTCAATGGCTGGGTGGCTGCAAAAGTAGCCTAAAAACTTTCGCTCACTCTGCTTAAAGCCACCAGAAACAGCGTGTGACATCGTAAACAAATCGCTCACAAGCATATCCCCCACTTGCCAATTCCAAGTCAGTCTACGTTTAAGGTCCCGCATAATTTCTACTTGAATAGTATCAACATGCGCTTCAAGCTCATCTATCTCACTAGGTGAAGGATCACGCCCGTCAAAAGAAACTAGAGACACATACCCCTGACAGACTCTAATGACTTCTGCATCTTTAAACGGGTGGCGCTCAACTGCGTGACGTAAATTGATAGAAGCCCTATGACCCTTCCTGTCCACAATATCTTGGTCAGAAACCACACACTTCCGTAAGAACTTTACCACCTCTGCGGGCAAGTCCTCAACTAACTTAGAGTTATCTTTAAAGTATGTCGCCCCCACATCCGTCGAACAATCAAACTTAAGCATGTTCCAGAACCCTGCCACTGTAGAATTCTCTAATGATGCCTCAACATGCTCTAAATGCCAATTCACGGAAAGATCACTGCCGGTATGCTCTCCATAGTCAAACGTGTGCGAATGATCTTCAACATACCGGCGAAGACAAGACCGATCAAAGTCAGCAGTCCGTGGAACCCACCCGATCTCGTCACCTAACGCCACAATAATGTTTAACTGTTCTTCTTCGGTAGCGTGTAATCCACGCAACCCAAAAACCCCATCGTGTAGAAACTTATCGGCAAAGTATGCAGAATCGTTAATTACATCGCTGTAACAGCAATCAATTACATCAATCATGGCTCAATCGGCGCACCCTCCGTACCACAGTTAGCCGCCCCGTCAAGTTCTTCGGCCTCGTGAGTATCCCCGTACTGGGCCACACACCGCCCCTGATACACGGGATTGATCCCGATGTTCTGTTCCTCGCCCGTAGAAAAGCGAGAATAGTCAGACTTGCAGTACCGCTCATAATCATCGTAAATGTTATTCATCCACATTGCGGGACACCACTGAAAGCTGTCGTCTGGCTCTACGATATTGATGTTTCCTTCTTGGTGCGGAGAGCCTTGACCAAAGAAAGATAGATAAGTATAACGTACCCCAGCGTCCATTCGGCTTACCTGATGGGACGCCATGTAATTCGTTGGGAAAAATACGATGTCGCCTTTCTTGGGCTTGTACTCAATACCCAGATGAAAGAACTCTAGCATTCCGCCAGTAAAGTTTGTACCGTCTAACTCGTCTTCACTCTCAACAGAGTCGTTTAGATACACTAGGCATCCACAAGTCTGCCGTGCGGCCATCTGCCCACGAGGCATATAACGCACGCCCTCGGTTACTTTATAGTTTGTATCATTATCGCAGTGAGCGCCCAAGATACCTTCATCGGCATAACGAAGAATGTGCCCCCGATTTTTCCACCACACGCACCCAACAAGCAGCGGGAAGTAGTCGATATAACGCAGAAGCGCTTTGTAAATCGTGTCCTCCATGCCGTGAAAAAACTCACGTGGGACATCCGGCGTGTCTTTTGTTACAGGGTGAAGTAACCGAACGGGTGTTGCAGGAATATCTTCAGGCCGATATCTAAAACCATCTTCGTTGATGCCATACTTTTCCCCGTCCTCACCAACAATATACTCCCACCTGTTCTGATGAGATACCTCGGACTGTGCATCAATATACTTGAATACTTCTTCTGTATCTCCTGTAACGGCCTTTCTGAACACCATAACACCGCCGCCCAAGTCCTCTACCTCAAACTCACCAATTTCCTTGAGAGCAGCATCATCAATAACAGGTGTGTCGGGATGGGGGTCCCCACTACGCCAATCGTCGGGCTGAACATTGTCGTCGGTCATGTTACTTCTTTACTAAAATTTGGAACCCAATTGCATGAGGGATATGGTAGCTTGTAATGTCTGTGCGTTCATCAAGCGCCTCGTACAAGTCGTACAACGGCTCAATGTAGTAGTCAGGAGAGTAGAGACGCATCATTTCGTTCACGCCTGAAAGATACAGCGCCCCACCGGAATTTGTAATATCAACAATCTTCCCGATCAGCGCAGGATTAAGAGTAAGGTCAGGTGAGTGCATGTGAACGAAATCAAACTGTGGCTCTGTCATTGCTTCTAATTCGGCATACTCAATTACAGTGTAATCTCCAGTGAACTTGTATTCAGGGTGTGTGAGAACATGCGCCTCAAAAGCCTGTAAACAATCGTTATTTAAGAAAGTTAAAGCACACCCCCTTCTGTTTAAATCTGAAACAAAGTCAAAGTTTCTATCGGGTGACGCAACTAACGCCGAAGTCGGTTTAATCAAATCGACAACCATCTGCGAGTAGATACCAGTGGAAATGTAAACCATCTCTTTCCAGCCCGCAACTTTGCCTGATAGCAAGTCCCACACATGCATATAAAAGTCGGTGCCGACCGCAATTGAACGACGGTCAAGATTCTTAGAGCGCCAGTCAGCGTTAACCGCCCGGACAATATCATCATGCACCGAAAAGAAATCGTAGTCAAGCTCCTGAGATGCGTTTTTGGAAAACTCGTAAGTCAGTGCGTTCGCAATTAAAAACTTATTACCTAGAATCTTATCCATTAACAATACTCTCCGCTAGCTGCCAGCGATGCCACAGTCGCCGCACATTCACCATCAATAACACGTTAATTTCCTTCAATGCATCGTTAGAAGCTAATGTGTGGCCCTGCTCTAAACGAATGAAAGGGAAGGTTGATTTAATACCAGCAACGATCTCATCAAACGAAGAAGACGAAATAGTTTCTGTATTCATGCCGAGAGAGTACATCACCGTAATTAACTCTCGCTCCACATGCGCCAAATCTGCTACAGCATTATAAGCCGGTGAACTTGCATTCCCAACCCTACTCATCGGCAAACTCGTCTAAGCTCTCAGCGGACAACGGTAAAGAAGTCCTTAACGGATCAGTGTCACCGGAGTAGAAATGACAAAGGAAGCCCTCGCCCGAAGGCACATTCCACGCAGTCGTGGACGAATCGAACTTTACAGGCTCTTCAGACACCCGAGAAGCGTCTGTCGGCTCTGGGCCTTGGTCAGACTCCCCAAAGGCGTTAATATCTACACCGTCTGCTGCGGCCTCTCGCTCCACGGAGCTATCAACGACGACATACTTCTTCATGATTCCAAGGCTTCCAAGTTGCCTACCATCGTCAAAAGCGAACGATACGCAGGGTAATCAGTGTCATTCTCGGACACCGGAATAACATAGCTTGACGTTAGTGTGCTCGGATCAATGTTCAGCATCATCGCCATAGACACAATGTTTTGATTTAAAAAATCCATTGCTTTTTCTTTAGCTTTTTGCCGCTGGGCATCGGAAACTGTTACAGCCATAGGTTTCTCACAATCTTCCTAAATCTTTCTCGATGTTCTTATATGATACACAATCAATGTATAGTTGCGCAAGTATCGGGCGAGGCTCTTCCATCAGATTCTTCGTTGCCGCCCAGAGCCTGAAAGACAAAGGCATGTCGGGGGTAACTTGATTCAGAGAACACTCCCCCGTTCTCACATATTGTGCCACCTGCATATCGGGAAGAGCCATCAAATCCCGAACAATTTCGTTAGAATCCTCTTCGTCAACATGCAATTCAAAATACTCCAACACGTCACTTGCTAACTGAGCAACCGGCTCGGTGTTATCTGCGTACAGCAAAGCCCACTGCCACTCCAGTAAAAGTTTAAAGAACTCATGCAAAGAGCAGGCAGCAGTGTACGGATGAGTCATCTGTAACTTTTCAATAATTCCTGCACCCACATCAGAGTCAACTTGCGTATAAATGATATGAGCCAGCCCTTCGTGGTGTAACAGAGTTAAATGCTTTTCAATCATTCTCAGAAAATCAGAACCCGTGTGGTCCAGAACAGTAGACTTGTAGTCTTCTCTACCATATAACTCGTCTACGGTCATAGGCATATGCGTCTCTGTAGAAGAGCACAGCGCATTCATCCAATGATCGGGATGGTCGGTACGTGGCACCGACGCCCACAGCCTATAACCTCCTCTGAATCTAACTGGATCGCCATCATTAATGATGGGCATCATGCCCGGAATTGTATCAATTAAATCCTGAACATCTGGATACTCGTCAGGATCAATACCCTCCAGCCGCATAGACTGTTCTAAAAATGGACGAAGCCGACTCAACTTATCTTCAAGCGCAATTTTCTGCACACTGTTTCTTAAACGCATAAAAGTACCTTTCGCTACTACTATTATACCGTTTAGTAGTCCAGTACCTCGTCAATGCACTCTCGGATTGTCCAACTTTCACCAGTAGTTAGAGGAACGTCGTCTAGCGGATCGCTCTGCCAATTGAAACGAGTAATCATCTCACCGCTCCTGCTGACAACAAACTTTTCCCAACTGTGCGGAATACGGGCGACTGCACCACCCGACTTGTTCCAGCCTAAATATGCCGCCTCTGAAGTGTCGGCAGGAGACGCATCCTTAACACGGGTCACGTTACCCAGTAAAGCAGAGTACACTAGACTTCCGCCCTTACCGTTAACTTCAATTTTTTCAGACAGCGGAAAATTAACAAATGGATACGTCTGCTTTACCCACTCAGAAATCTCCTCGTTTTCACCAGGCTCCATCTGCCCGAACTGATTGCAGGGGAAGCCAACAACGCTAAACCCACGATCTTTAAACTCGTCATGAACTTTCTGTAACTGCCACAACTGGCGTGTCGTGCGTCCAAAAGACCAGAAGGTGCTGCACTGGGGAGTATACCCCAACTTTGACACAATGTTCACGACCAGCGTCACCTTACCATCAAATTGTTGCATGAAGTCTGCTTCGCCATCAATTGACTTCATCTGCACATCATAAACGCTCATTGGTCCCTCCATTTATATTTTTCGCTCCAAGCAGCATGTTGATCAATCCAAGGATGCGGATTGCTAGAAACTTGTCCGTCGATAGGGCACGAGAACATGATTTCGCCTGTGTCACTATCACCAATCTCAACAACCCCGGTCAACGTTTCATCACTAGGTGTACACTGTACTCTAACCAAGCAGCTAAATGGGACCTCAGTAAATGCAGATAAAACATAAGTCTCATTCATTTTGTTGAACGAAGTAAAATCTAAACTACCCTTAAGCATGTGGGCGCTCCCACAGTTATCTTCCGTGGGTAAATCCAACAAGAACTTCTCAATACCCAGAGGGGTGTGTACATTCATTGCGTATGCCATGATACCTCCGGCACTTCTGGTACGTCTAATTTCACGGACCCCTCGTAGCGTGGGCCAATCTGATTGCCTTGCTCGTCTAACCCTGTACGGATTCCGTTCATCCAAGTCCACGGCGCTTCCTGCATCTTCTTCATCTTGGCCTCGCTGTAGCGCATACGGCTTTCCATCAAATCGGGCTTATCCCATAAATTCTCAACATTACACTCAATAGCAGGCATAAGGTTTGTATCAAAAACGAAAAAGAATGCGAACGGCATACCCTTAGGAAACACAACCTCTTTACCTGGCTCCGTCAGTTTCCAAGCCGTTGGAACTTCATCCGGCCACCAGTCGCTAGGGATGATTGAAGACAGCGGGACAGCGCCCTCTACAAAATAGTTAGGGGACCCAGTTACCCACGTATGATAGCCCTCGTCAGTATTGAATGCCCAACCCAACGGAAAATCGACCATGCCTATCTTATTGCAGTCCGCAACCATACGGTTGTTGTACTCTCCGCCCGAGACAAGTGTGGGAACAGTGTCACCCCCATCCCACTTTACGACAACATCACACGGTAACAAAATTTCCCAACCGTTCACATTTGCCATAGACAAAGGCAAGCAGCGGTAAGCGTGTTTATTGTAAGTGTCGTCCATCCAGCCACGCATAAGCCGTGACTGTTGAATCTCCGGCGAACCTTGATGGGTACGCAAAAGAGTTAGTTTGCTCATTGTTTCCTCATCTGATCTTGTGTGTAGCCCTGATTGGCTTCCCAACTAGCAACAGCGTACTTGTGAATCTCATCGTAAATAATTTTGCGTAACTGCTCTTCATCAAAGGCGGCTACCTGTGTCGGGCTACTTTCAGGCTGTGTCTGACCGCCCTCAGGGAAGGCAGGCTGAGCAGGTTGCTCAGAAGACTGCCCGAAGTCTCGTGAGAACCCACCATGCTGATGTGAGTCATCGTTGTAGTCAAACATTGTTACCGCAGCGTATTTGAACCCTGATGTCACCGGCAGAGATGCATGAGCGTAGATGTACGTTGAAGGGAAAAATATTGAATCACCCGCTTCAGGCTTATACGAAATGTCCAGCAGCGGAAAGTGTAGCTCCCCACCCTCGTACCCGTCATTAAAGTACACAATGTTAGATACCGTACAAATGTAAGAAAATCCGTGGTCAGTATGCACTGCGAAGTGCTCCCCTGGCCCGTACCGAACAAAGTTGATTGCCTCCATGTAGCGCATAGTAATGTTGTACATGCTCTGATAGTGATTCAATCCAGACTTAATCCGGCCCGCAACATCTGTGTACACATTGTTGATCTCCGAAAATGAAGGCGGCGTATTAGGGATGTACTCCTCAGCCATCTTAAAGTCGGTACAATCCCGGTACTCAGGCATTTTTACGCCCTCACCCACTAACGACTCGTGCCACTTAAAGTAATCGTGTGAACTATCATCGAGCGCAGCATGTAAACGGTCAGGAACGTAGTCTACTCCATCTAAACAGTTTTTGTAAACAACAATCCCCAACTGTGGATTACCAATATATTCATAGTCAAACTCGGATGCTGCGCTATAGTTACCGTAACTCATGCTGTTATCGTATCAGACGTATCGGGTAGAGTCAAATCTTTCTAGGACATGCCAAAACGTAGTGATGTTTAATCGCTCACCAGACTGAATTTTAGCCACTTGATGCAGATACTTTTCGCTTGTTGGGAACGCAACCAGTGTCCCTGCTTTTGGAAAAATAAACAAATCTTGATTCGGCATAAAAAGATCACCACCAGTAAAATCGGTGCCGTGATCGTTAAAATACAGAAGCGTGGAAATGTCACGGGAGGGGTAGCCTCCGTAAGTTCCTAAGTTCAAGGCCGTATCTTGAAGGGTGTCAGCGTGAAGCTGTAACTCCCATCCGGGAAGCCCACTAACTAGCGAGGCTAGTTCTTCATGCCCGACCACACATGAATAGTAGTCTTCAATAAACTCTTTAACATTTGATCTTAAGTCTCCCATCAAGGGACTCAAGACATCGCTCTCACCCATCTGAACACACTTATCGTATAAGTGGTCTTCAATATCGTGACGAGGGAGCTTGGATATTTCTTCGGTAAACAGCGCAACAGTGTCAGGAGCTAAAAAATCAGGTACAACTACTACACCATCTCGCTCTTTCACCAGGCCCCCTCGTTATAGTTCTCCACAACAGTATAAAACGACGGCGTGGTCCAGCGTTCACCACTCGTTACCGTGCGGACCCCATGAAGATAGTTTCGATCACCTACGAACATTACTGCCAAACCTGGCTTTGGGGTAATTTCAATATCGTGGTCAGGGAAGTACAGTTCCCCACCAGTAAAATCGTCGTTGTAATAAATTAGAGAGTTGAGGTCATACGTGGGAAAAGGATTGGGGCTTCCGCAATTTAGCTCTTTGTCAGCGTGCGGCTGTTGCTCAATACCCTCAAACCATCGCATCAAAACAGGGTTACGTGATGACACTTTAACGTTGAAAAACTCCTGCACTTTACCGGCCATCTTTTCAATATATTTTTCAATAGTCTGGTACACCACAGGATTCTTTCGTCCTATAATCCCACCACTGCACATACGATCATTCCAATAGGCAGCATCATAAATGCATACACCGTTCTCGTCGTACTCCGTATCTTTACCGTTGTCCCATTCATCAATCGTGGGTAAGAAAGCCTGAACCAGACTTAGATCGTCAGGGTCAATAAAATTTTCAAACACAACGATGTTGTTAGAACTGTCACCAAAGTACCCTGAAGGGATAATTGAAACTTCTTCCATACCGTTATTCTAACGCACACTCCCGGCGAAGTCAATCCTTACTTGAACGCCGGGGGAAAGTACGGTGGGAAGTAAGGCGGGAAGAACGGTGGGAAGAACGGTGGGAAGAAGGGCGGGAAGAACGGGGGGAAGTAAGGCGGGAAGAAGGGCGGGAAGAACGGGGGGAAGTAAGGCGGGAAGAACGGTGGGAAAAAGG